CCTGACGTTGCTAAAAAGATAATGGGTTATAACAAAGGTGGCGACATCAAAGTTGATGAAGTAATCAGAATGCCTCAAGAAATACAAGTGCCAGGCATGATGGGCGGAGGCATGATGTACAAAGATGGCGGTGATGTTGAAACTGTCACTCAAGGCCACAAAGGTGTTAAGAACACCGTCAAATATAAATAATCAAAAGTTTTAAGGAGGATAACATGAAACTATTAAAAGATGTTATTGGATGGCTAAAGGAATGGAACGATTGGAATATGAAAGACTGGATTAAAGCTGGTATCGTATGTGGAATCGTTTTAGCTGTTCTTTGGAAAATGGGTGGAGCCTAAACTATGTGGCAACTACTCGCTAAACCTTTACTCGGAGTCGTAACAGACTCCGTTAAAGGATTTATTCAGACAAAAAAATTAAAAGGTGAAGTTAAGATAGCTCAAATTGAAGCCGAGAAAAAAAGAAATGAAGACATAGCCGCAGGCAAAATAAAATGGGAGCAAAGTGCTGTTGATCAGATGAAAGGCAGCTGGAAAGACGAATTTGTTTTATTAGCCTTAATGGTTCCTGCAATTTGTGCCTTCTTACCTTTCATGCAACCACACATAGAGCGTGGGTTTCAAATTTTGGAAAATTTACCAGAGTATTATACTCATTTATTATATTTAGCCTGCAGTGTCAGTCTGGGGGTTAGGGCGGCACCTGGTATAAAAGGAATGATTTCTAAAAAGAAATAATATATGGATCCAATAGAATTAATTGAAGAATTAAACAAAATACTTAAATCAAATAGAAAACTAGTAGAAGATGTTGTATTGACAGGTGGTGCTACAGACTATACTAATTACATGTATCTAATGGGTAAGTTAAAATCATTAGACAATGTAGAACAAGAATTTAAAGAGTTCTTGCAAAAAAGGAGAATACAAGTTGAGTAAACCAATACCAGACAAAGTTCTAAACTTTGGCAAAGTCGCAGACGATCAAGTAGAAAAGATTGATCCTAATAATATTCCAAAAAAATTAACTGAAAGACTACCTAAACCGACAGGTTGGAGAATAGTAATTTTACCTTACAAAGGAACAGGTAAAACAAAAGGCGGTATTATTTTGTCAGATCAAACTATTGAAATGCAATCAGTTAGCACGACATGTGGATATGTGTTAAGTGTAGGACCAGATGCATATAAAGATTTAAACAAATTCACGGAAGGTCCGTGGTGTAAAGAGAAAGACTGGGTTATCTTTGGTAGATATGCAGGTTCTCGCCTACAAATAGAAGGTGGAGAAATTCGTATTTTAAATGATGACGAAATTTTAGCAACAATCAAGAATCCAGAGGATATCTTGCATTTATATTAATAACATGGAGGAACCATGCCAGAACAAGCAATAAATACAGCGAAAGATGAACCTGTCGTTAGTGTCCCCTCTGAGGGAGATTCTGTAGATATTGATCTACAGGAAGAAAAACAAGAAACACAAGACAGTACACAACCTGAAGTTGTAACTCAAGAATCTCAAGGTGAAGAACTTGAAGAGTACAGTGATAAAGTTAAAACTAGAATTAACAAACTCACAGGAAAACTACGTGAAGCAGAAAGAAGAGAACAAGCTTCTTTTCAATATGCAAAACGTGTAGCAGATGAAAATAAAAAACTAAAAGCTAAATCAAATAGCTTAGATGCTTCCTATATTCAAGAATTTGAAGCTAGGACTCAAATAGAAACTAAAAAGGCCGAACAAGACTTACAAACTGCAATTCAAGCAGGAGATGCGTCAGCACAAGTTGAAGCACAAAAAGCCTTGGCGAAGTTATCTATTGACAATGAGCGTCTTTTAGCTACAAAAGAAGCTAAGGAAAGTTTAAAAGAGGAACAGAAAGAGGATGTCACACCTGAACAACTTCAAGAAGCTCCTCCTAAAAAAGTAGATCCTAAAGCTGAAGCCTGGGCTGAAAAAAACCCTTGGTTCGGTAAAGATGAGGCAATGACTTATGCTAGTTTTGGAATACATAAAAAACTAGTTGAAGAAGAAGGATTTAATCCTAATTCAGATGAGTATTATGCTGAGATTGATAATAGGATTAAAAACGAGTTTCCCCATAAGTTTGGGGCAAATAGTTCGGAATCTACGAGACCCGTCCAACCCGTAGCTTCTGCTGGTCGTTCAACAACGCAATCAACATCAGGACGCAAAACAGTTAGACTATCTCCGAGCCAAGTCCATATCGCCAAGAGACTTGGAGTACCTCTGGAGGAATACGCTAAATACGTGAAGGAGTAATAGCATGGAAGATAAAACCCAAAAGACCTCACGCACCGATGCTTCTCGTGAAAAAACAAAGAGAGCACAACCTTGGCGCCCACCGTCAAGCTTAGAAGCGCCACCGGCGCCTCCAGGATTTAAACATAGGTGGATAAGAGCTGAGACTCTAGGAACTGAAGACAGAAAGAATATGGCTGGAAGACTTCGTGAAGGATTCGAGCTAGTTCGTGCTGATGAGTTTCCAGATTTTCACGCACCTACAATAGAAAATGGATCGCACGCTGGTGTTATCGGAGTTGGTGGATTATTGCTTGCTCGTATACCAGAAGAAATTGTACAGCAGAGAGCGGAGTATTTTGCAGAGCAAACTAAAACGCAAGAAGAGTCTGTAGACAACAATTTGTTTAAGGAGCAGCATAGAAGTATGCCTATCTCTTCCGAAAGGAATAGTAGGGTTACTTTTGGTAGTGGTAGAGGCAACGACAAAAATTAATTTTTGATATGAGTCCTATCACTTATAAAACAACTAACTGGTTAAGGAGGACTTATAACCATGGCAAATAAAGACGCACCGTTCGGTTTTAGACCTGCAAAGATGTTGGGTGGAGCACCTTTTAATAACGGCCAAACAAGTTATGATATCGCAAGTGGATTTTCTAGTAATATTTTCACAGGCGATGCTGTTGAACTGCATACAGATGGTACAATCACTGTAGCCGCAGCAGGAGCAACAAACATAATTGGCGTATTCAATGGATGTTTTTACACTGACACAAATGGCAAACCGACATATTCAAAACACTGGCCTGCAAGCACTGTTGCAAGTGATGCAGTAGCGTTCGTTTTAGACGATCCTAACATTGTTTTTGAAGCACAAGAAGACAGCACCGATATTGGAGCCTCATGGCCTGCCAATAGAGGATCGAATGCTGATCTAGTATCAACACACGCTGGTAGTACAAAAACTGGAAGATCTGGTATGGAACTAGATTCTAGCACAATTACTGCAGCTACAGCACAATTTAGAATAGTGGATGTTGTTTCTGATGAATACAACAGCGAAACTGGAAGTGCTAACGGGAACTATCTCGTTAGAATCAACGAAGGTCTTCACTACGCTAATACTGCTGGTATTTAATAGGAAGGACTAAAAAATGGCTATATCAAGAAGTCAACTCGTAAAAGAGTTAGAACCTGGTCTTAATGCACTGTTTGGTCTAGAATATGGTAGATACGAGCAGGAGTGGGCAGAAATTTTTGACACTGAAACTTCAGACAGAGCGTTTGAAGAAGAAGTAGAACTTTCTGGCTTCGGTAGTGCACCAGTAAAAGCTGAAGGAGCAAGCGTACAATTTGACGATGCTACAGAAGCTTTCACTAGTCGTTACTCACACGAAACAATTGCTTTAGCATTTGCTATTACTGAGGAAGCAGTAGAGGACAACCTTTACGACAGCCTAAGTTCTAGATACACAAAGGCTTTAGCACGTTCAATGGCTAACGCTAAAGAAATCAAAGGCGCAAATGTTCTTAACAGAGCATTTAACTCTTCCTTCACAGGCGGAGACGGTGTTGAATTATGTTCAACTGCACACTTAACAGTGGGTGGTGGCAATTATGCCAACGAACTAGCAACATCTGCTGACCTCAATGAAACTTCTTTAGAGCAATCATTAATTGACATTGCTAATTTCATTGACAATCGTGGTCTAAAAATCGCTGTAAAGGCAACAAAGATGATCATTCCTGTTAATCTTCAGTTCGTAGCTGAAAGATTAATGAAGAGTCAGTTAAGAACTGCAACTTCAGATAATGACATTAACGCTATCGGTAACATGGGCATGATCCCTGGCGGATACGTTATCAACCATTATCTAACAGATACAGATGCATTCTTTATTAAAACTGATGCACCTAATGGTCTAAAGCACTTTAATCGTGCGCCTATCAAAACTTCTATGGAAGGCGATTTTGATACAGGTAACGTAAGATACAAAGCTAGAGAGAGATATTCATTTGGATTCTCTGATCCTAGAGGTATCTTTGGCTCACCAGGAGCTTAATAAATAAACTAAAGAATGGGGGTATATCCCCCATTCTTCTTATTGCAAATTTTTTCTAAAACTGTATATATTTAAGTAAGAGCTACATAGACTGCTTATGCAGACTGTATAGAGACTATGTAGTGTGGTCTATATAACCAAGGAGGTTTAAAATGGCTAATTCAACTTTTTCAGGTCCTTTAAGATCTGAAAGCACAGTAAAAACTGTAAGCAAAAACGCTAGTACAGGAACAATTACTGAAATCATTACTATGGGTGATGCACCTGTAGCACTAGCAGATGAAGATAAAACTCTTGATGCAGCTACACATAGTGGAAGAACTCTTGTAGTTCCTGCACTTGCAGCTAATAGAACTATTACTTTACCTGCTCCTGTAGCTGGTCAAACATATAAATTTATTTATGGTGGTGCCGCAGAGGAAACAGAAAATCTAATCATCGTAACACCTGGAAACTCTAACTTTTTCTTAGGTGGTGTTGTTCATTTAGATTCAAATGCTGACAACGTATCTGTTTATTCTGATGGCAACTCAAATTCAAAATTGACTCTAACAGATTTTGGTCTCTTAGAGATTAATATTGTAGCTAAAGATAGCACAAATTATTATATTTGGGGTTATCAAGAAGGTGCAGACGTACCTGCATTTGCAGATCAATAATATATATATTGTGGGGCTTCGGCCCCACAAGTTCTTAATTAAGGAGGGAACATGGCAGACACAGTAACAGGACCAACAATTCTACAACAAAACGATAAAAGAGTTACTATTAAAATTGTAGTTCAATCTGATGGATCAGGTGGAACCACAGTATTTGGTGACGTTTCTGCTTTAGCAGATAATAAAGAAGGTCAATCAGTATCAACACTTTCACTACAAAGACTATGGTGGACATGCTCTAATGGTGATGGAGGAAACTCTTTTGCTAGATTAGATTATGAAGATTCAGATGGAGATATTCCTATCGTAACATTAATAGATTCTGGTTATTGGGATTTTAGAGAGTTTGGTGGAATACCAGCTAACACAAGTAGCAATAGTAATCAAAACGATATTAATTTTGTTGTAGCTAGTGCAGCTGACTCTGGTAACACATATACCTGTATAGCAGAATTTCTAAAGAATTATTAGGAGTAAAACATGCCTACATACTCAGGTACTAACGCATTTACTCTCACAATAGAAGAGGTTATAGCAGAGTCATATGAAAGATGTGGCCTTTACGTAAGGTCTGGGTATGATCTCAAAACTGCTAGAAGATCTTTAAATTTATTGTTTGCTGAATGGGCTAACAGAGGATTAAATCTTTGGACCATTGAACAGAGAACTAAAACTCTCGTTGCAGGAACATCGTCTTATGATTTAGATGATGATGTAGTAGATGTATTATCTGCTGTCATAACAGAAGCCAGTGATTCTACGGTTGATAGACAAATAGAAAGAATAAGTAGAGCTGAGTATTTAAACATATCAAAAAAATCTACTTCTGCTTCACCTACACAGTATTACGTGGAGAGAACAATAACTCCTAAATTGTATGTCTATGCAACTCCAGATTCAGCAGATAC